AATATCACTATGGTCAAAAGTAATTGAAACCTTTTTATCGTAATGCTTAAAACTTAATTTACTTGGTGTTTCGTGTCCTTTCATCATTTCTATTTTTTTGATTTATATCTAATGTAACCATTCTCTAAATGCTTTGAATCAATCCATCCAGTAACTGGGTTCATTTTATAGTTTTTCTTTCTTCGTTGAACCTCTTTGTGTTGCATTCTTTTGAACTCTTCAAGTGTTTGTGATTCTTCCATATCTTACCAGGTATTTGTTAAACTTCCAGAACATTCAATTACTTCATATTCATTTTTTGCTTTCCATTCCCAAGATTTAACTCGTAGCTTAACCAACTCTAATATCTCTGGTCTTCTTTCAAACTCTATGTTGCTAATAAACACTTCTAAAGCATCCATTCCTATTTTCTTTTGTGTTATATCAATATCTTTTATAGTTTCCTTAAAAGTTATCTTTTTACGTTTCTCTCTTTTAATACCCAATTCTTTTTTATCTAAAAAGTACACATCATAAAACTGTCTAAATCTTTTGAAACTAGCGTAGTATGTTTCAATCTTTGTTAAAGCATGGTAGATTGATGCCCTATTTGTCTTTCTTCCTTTTGATTCAAAAAACTCTGAAATCATTCTATCATTCATATCGTTTAATTCGCTTAATATCTTGTAGAACAAACATCTGATGTATGCGTCTTCTGGTCTTCTATTTCTACTATTCAAATCAAACCCAGTTAGCTTAATATAGTTATCTAATAATTCATCTGCTATTTCTTCGTTGTAGTGTAATCTGTGTTTCATATTATTCAATTATTTCTGCTCCGTGTTCAAGGTTTATTTTGTCTGATGTTACGACTAATTGTTCTTTGTCTTTTGTATAAGCAATACAAACCTCTTGTATCTTTGTTAAGTCATTAAAATCAAACTCATTTAAAAGCCATTTAACAAACTCTAATTTATTTGCTACTAACTTATCCCCTAAATCTTTTTCGTCCACCTCTTCGACCTTCTGATAGTAATTCGTTTCTATTTCTATTAGGTCATCTATTGTTTTCTTTACATTGTTTTTTGTTCTATGTCTAAATAATCCAGATGCTTTTGCTTCTTCTAAAAAATGTAAGTTTACAAACGATGTTATTATTGCACCGCTTATTTGTTCTATTTGTTTACTAGTCATAATCTAATATTTGTTTTGTTCAAACTTTTCTTCTTGGTAATATCTCTTTGTTAATTCAATTTCATCATCAAGTAATTTGTTTAAATGCTTGTAAATAAAATCTGCATCTTCTTCTGTTAGTTGATATTCATCTTCTTCAATCCAAATGTTGGTATGTAGTACATCATCCTTTAAATGTAAATCAATTAAATATTCATCAGTATCTAAATACAAACTTACTTCGTTTGGCAGTTGCTCATTGTACCAACTATTTTCTGATTCAAATTCTGGTTGGATTATTTTAATAATGTTTTTTAGTTTAATATCCATAACTTTTTGATTTTTGTATTGCTAATTCTATGTCAAATTTTAATAATTCTAATTCGTTTTTTAAATAGGTATTTTCTGTCATACCAATTAAGTACTGTATTCTGTCAAATCTTTCTTCCATTATCTAAACATTATTATTATCATAACCGCAAACCAAAATGCAAAAAACATTCCCAACAGTATCATCATAAAATTAAAAAATAACTCAATACTCTTTCTTAATATATTATTAATCATATCTTAAATATTAAAAATTAAACTTACAACTGTTCTTGTAGTGAAATAACCTACAATAATAATTAATGATACTAAACAAATCTTTTCAGTTTGCTTTCCTATTCTTGCTGCTCTACTTAAATTTTCCATTTTGTGTTTGTTTTTAAATTATCGTTAAGCAAATCTAATACTTATTTACTTATAAAAAAAACTTATTTACATTTATTTTTATTTAAGCAAAAAAAAAGAGAAGCTAATTTGCTTCCCTTAATCTTTCAATATCTCTTTGAATATAATCTTTTGCTTTCAAAAGGTCTTGTAATTCGTTTGACTTTTTACCAGCCCTTATAACATATTTAAGTATGTTACCTCTGATAAATGACAAACCGTAATCGTTTATTACATCAATTACATCGTAATCTTTGCCGTTGTCATAATGTGTTTGTGTTGCTCTCATTTTTTCTTTGTTTATCATAGTTATAAATTTTAGTGTATAAATCCCAAATTGATTGGAACGCTTGTTGTAAAGTGAATTCTTTTCCTTTCATATAATATTGACCATTACCTCCTCTTGAATACCATACTTTATACTTGGTGTTTGATAATATTGGATATATTACAAATCCTTGTTTAAAACAATATGATTGTGCCTTGTAGTTGCACTTTCTATATATTAAACTTTGCTTTATTTTACCCATCTATATTTTCCCAAAGTTCAATAAATTCCAATGCCTTTTGAACACCCAAAGCTTCACAAGTTCTTTTTGCTTCAACTAATTGCAACCAGTATTCATATATATCGTTCCTATCTTTAGATGTAAAGTAATTATCTAAGCAACTTCTGTATGCTATTCTGTGCAATTGATTACATTGTTCTTTATCATTCATATTTATAGGTTTAAATCATAAAATTCTTTATTGTCTAAATACTTATAATAATTTTCAGTTGCTTTGTTTAGTTTATCATATCCGCCTTGAATAAATTCACTACTAAAAGAAACAAATTCAACTTCTTTTGTTTTTTTATCAACTACAATATATTTAAATTCAAAACATTTAAATAATTCTAAATAAAGAGCACATTGTAAATCATAATTATATAACAAAGCCGCTTGTTCAAAATTTAAAATATCACTTGTTGTTTTTAAATCTACAACAATACCCGGAAGTAATACATCCGCTTTACCTCTAAAAGGTATATTATTATAATATCCTATTGCTGGTATTTCAAAATCAGCAAACCTAACAAGTTCCCTAAACTCATCTCTTTCTAATACGGCATCTGCAACTGATTGACACCTATTTAATTCTGCTCTTGTGTAAACCGATTGTGCTGGCTTTCCTTCAACAGCTAACTTGTATAATTTACTTCCTTTAGTACTATCAATTATAGTTAACTCATTAATTCTATGAGGTTCTAATGCTAGTAAATGTATTAAACGACCATCTCTAAACGGTTGAGGTTCTTTACCTTTATCTTCTTTATTTAATGCTTTAACGTAAGCTTCTGGACCTTCTAACAAACTTTTACACATAGAACTACTTAATGCATTCTTACCAAGATAACCGTAGTAGAATGAGTCATCCATCATCTTTTTAAGAATATCTTTTTTATTAAAAGTATCTCCATTTAGTAGTTTGATTTCCATTAGTTGTTTTTTACAAAAGTACCATTAACCATTTTACCTTGTCTTTTAGATATTACATTATAAGCAGTTTGTATACAGTCCTCTATCTTTAAACCTTCTAAGTGAGCTAAGTTAGTTAGTACTACTGCAATATCACCAATAGCATCTATAATTTCAGGCCTATCGTTTTTTAATAAAGCTTTCGCTAATTCACCAGCTTCTTCCTGTAATTTAATATACTGTGTTTTAGAATCACCTTTGTCAAATATACCTCTTTCTTTAGCCCATTCTCTAATATTATCGAAGTTGTTTTGATTTTTTATATTATCGTTTTCTATTACAAACTCGTAAGCGTTTACTAAAGACTGATTATATATAAACATCTCATTATTAAATTGAGACTTCTTTAAGTTCTTTATCATCCATTCAGCAAGTTCTTCGTTTATAATAATATCAGTTCCGTTTACATCATGTATAATGTTTAGATCTATTAAGAAATCTTTTGTAATTTCCTCTTTTAATACTTTAAAAGTAATAGTGTGGTTTGTTTTTTTAATCATCTTTTTTGTTTTTTTATTTTTATTATTATTTATTAATTCTTCATATGTATTAGTATCTACTCTATAACCAAGTTTTTCTTGAAAATATCTTTCAGCTTTAGAAGCTTTCTTTATATCTTCACTTTCAAATAGTATTAAGTAATCTTTGTAACCTTGTTCTTGTTCTACTCTTCTCTTTAAGTCTTTAGTACAACCTACTTTTTTACCTTTAATATAATATACGTAATACATAATTTTTTTTAGTTTAAAGCAAATATATAAATAATTTATTTAACATTTATTTTATCATTATATAAATGTAAATTGTGTGCGTGGTGGTAATATGATCCAACCTCTATAGATAGCCTATCTGCTATATGTTGTTGTAACATTGAGAAACAATACTGGTC